TATTCAGTAAGCTTATCAGTAAGGGTATCAACATATTTTTTACTTTCATATTCAGTTAAATAGTTATCAATATTATCTGCAACATCATCTGGCAAATCGATTAAAATTTCTTCCGTGCCGTCTGACCATGCTAAGTTTAGAGCCCAACCTTTAATGGTTTTACGAGAACGAGGCGAGGGCTCTTGCGAGCCCTCTTTCTTATTGCCTAGCATTACCAACTACACCAATATTCAACGACCTTATTCTCGTTGATTGCCTGTTCACAGAACTTTAAGAACTTAATGTCTTGTTCCTTGTACTCTTTAACACTTTCCTCTTGGAACTGTTGCCCCCAAAAAAATCCATCTTCGGCAACATAGTCCTTGAAGTCGTTGGCTATTGCATCTGCTAAATCTTCTGCAACTTCTTTGGTTATATAACAGGGTGCGTCTTGGTCGCCATTAAAACCCAAATGAGATAGGTGTCCCTCTATCTTAACATGTGGATTTTGTTCTGCCCACTTCTTCGCCATGAACTGCTGAAGTCGTGCATGCTTTCGCCATGTAAAAACCTTTTGGTCTTTACTGTTGTCATTCATAAAATAATCTTCCCAATCAACTTTCTGATTACGAAGATGTGCATGTTGATCTAGTCCCATTTTCTTTTCTCCTTTGTTAAGTTAATTTACTTCTCTTATCATATCTTATGACTAATACAACAACTATCTTTTAGAATCATTCTAAACTAGAAATGTAACCCACACCAAGTACTGTAGAGTACGACTGCTTCGCTGACGCCCCCAGTGGTAGACCTGAAGTTAGTCCTGCGTGCACCAGCTCCTAACGAGAAACGAGGACGGGAACTAGAGTATACCAACGAGCGAGAGAAGGATCAGTCCAAACGCCACTGTAGTGACGTTCGGAAAAAGTAGCCAGATGACAATCATAACTCCTACGAGCACCTGGATCCCAGCTTCGGCTGCAGCTCCTCCTGCTGCACTTCACTGTCCTTCCACGAGAATCCATTCGCAATGCAGCGAGAGCCGGGGCCACCGGTCAACGCATATGTTTTTCCAGCCTCTGGTCTGTTTGCTTCCTTCACATCGACATGGGGTACTGTTTCTTGTATCGAGTCTTCGAGGGTCCATCCCTCAGGCGGCGCATTCTCTTCATTCAATTGTTTAATTAATGTGCTTAGCTTTTGTTTCGGCATATTGTTTCTCCTTGGTTAGTTACTCCTGCGTTGAAACCCAGCTTGACGACACAATGCCAGCGGATCAACGCAAGACGTTTCCGTATTTTAATGGCCACCGAAGTTTACACCGTTAGGTTACCTCCTGACATGGCCACATGTGCTACCGGATGAAGATCATATGATGTTCACCTTTCCCCCGCGAAAACGGATAAAGGATAGCATTTGCGCATTCGCGTTACCTTGTTGTATGTCTAGCTCCTGAACGCGCACATGTATAGATAAGATACGATGGGCTTCCTGTCAAGAACTATTTTTTATTTTTTTTAATCTTTCTTCAAAGCTCCATCTCTTTTCATCTGGTAACTCCTTTAGCATCTGTAACGCCAGCTCGTGTACCTGACTGTTCTCCCGCTGCAGGGTCTTCAATCTTGATTCATACAAACGAGATTTGTTCTGACTTCTAACGAGGTCTAGTGCATCGAAATCTACTGCCATATCTTTTCTCCTTTCTTATCTTATCGCACATTTCTTGACCACTGTCCAGATAAATTTCCTGATCCCCAGCACCAGCTTCTACGCTGCGGGGGGAAGCTCAAGGTTGAGAACGAGAAACGAGGTTTGTGCTTGGAACGAGAACGAGAGCTGAAGAAGGTTGTCGGTGTTTCCCTGATCCCAGCTCCCATATCTTGTATATATCTTACCCAAATAGTTTGTCAAATGAGAACGAGCTTACGCTGCTGGAGACCCTGACTCTGCAGGACCAGCGGTGGCCGTGTTTCAGTAATGAACGAGAACGAGATTTGGTGCGAGAAACGAGATCAATCCTCTGAAGCAGGATCCTGAGTCACCAGCTCCCGCAGGGAGCTCTTCACCGTTGGCCAGTGAACGGGAAACGAGAACGAGAAACGAGGTTTAAGAAGCCGAGGATCAGTAAAACCGGACAATGGACACCTGTAGAGTTTGAGCTGCCTCTCCAAGAGGGCCTCATTGCAGATAATTACAATACCACCTGCTTTCACATACTTGTTAATCCAAACAATTTGCCATTTATTTAGCTTAGGATAACTGACGTAGTCTGATTTTAATTCTAACCAAAAAACCTTATCAAAACCAACGCCATGTATGTCGGGTATTCCATTGATTGTGCTAGATTCTATGCGGGTAAAGAACACATTGTCAATATGTTTTTTTATTCTTTGCCAAAGTAGTGACTCACGATTTTTACCAGCCATATTCAAGTCAACTTTAAATCTTTTTAATACTTATTATCACTGAATTAGGTATGATTGTAGTATTACCGATCTGTTCAATTTCTCCTTTGTCATTGGTGGAGTAATCTCCAAATATTCTAGTAACACCTTTAACTTGAGATAGCAAATGACCTTTCGTAACACATGTTGCAAGCTTTGAATCTTTTAACTGTTCAAGGTCTTGCCAACCAGAGTCGCTAACAATATCTTGCCAAACAACTTCTACCATTGGATATCTATCTTGCCAATGTTTAGCTTTTTTATTTATATTTATTTTTCGTTTTAACACTTACAATACCTACCGATGTATAGAGTTGTGGATTATGTACTTTGTTGAAAACTTGGATCCACTCAGACCAACTAGCTTTCTTCAATTTGCTCAGTTGTGCTTTCGACAACGTCAATGGTCTTCGCGTTGTAACCATCGATTTTGTTTGAAAGTTCCTTGAGTTTGTCTTCAAGTTCTTCACGTGACATGCCCTCCAACCCTGTTACTTTAACTTCTTTTCTATCAACATATTGTCCAGCCAATTGACCAGATCTATATTCCGCATTGATTGCAGCAGCATATTGTTTATCAGCTTCTGCACTAAGAGCTATACGTTCTAATCGCTTATAACGTCTGAGGTTGTCACCTTCATATTTAGCACATTCTTGTTTATAAATTTTGTCTAAGTATTTCACGACATGGGGATTTAATTTTCTGTTTGTTAATCTAGATGCAATAACAGAATAATCTTTTTCATTCTTACATTCAAAACCCGCCTGCTTACAAGCTTCAGATTTAGTGATATTCCCCCAATTCTTTACATAGATATCAATAAACCTACGCTGCTTTAAAGTCAGGTCGTCTTCAGTTCTCAGTTCTTTCTTCTTCAATCCCATGATTATTTTTCTATTATATAGATTATTTTAACCCCTGTCCAACATTTGAAAAAGCAAAAGTTGAGTTCCCGCAAGACACCCTATAGTAGTTTTATTGATTAGGTGTCCCTTAGGGACACCATAGGGACACCATTAGGGACACGTTAAAATCGATTAAAAGCATTGGTATTATTGAATAATAGTACTTTAGGGACACCAGGGACACCTGTTTAGGGTTCGATGCAAAATATTTTTTTAATTAGTCTAGAATATCTATATAGAGAAATTTAAAAGATTGCAGCAAAACACGTAAAATGGTATAAATTCTACTTTATAAACATAGCGGCCACCTTATAACCATACTGGTCCGGTTTCCGGTGGCCGGTAACCTTTTACACTTCAGACTTGATAAATTTTACCGATTCACGTACAATGGATACTGAGCTTTTTTCATTAGCTCGCTCTTAGGTTAGTTAGATTCCCTGCTAGGTTTTTTATTTCTTATTGCACCTGGCAGGGATAACCTATCAATTTGAATTTTAATTATTTTTCTAGCTTCCTTAGATTTCGCTGCTCTATATCGTTTATATTTATCTCTATACTCTATCCAAATGAGCTCATCTTTAGTAAAATAGATTATCTTTTCACGTTTTAATTTTAAAAATCGATCCTTAACAAAACTCGGATCCATGTCAGCGTACCAACATACTCGTTCAAAATCATCATCAGCAGCATTAAACCATTTATAAGAATCTTCCTTATTATAAACATCACGCTTATTATTAGTTTTAACAATACAATCTTCAAACGCCTGGACAATAATTGCCTGGAACAATCTTTGTTCAGGGTATTTTACATTAATGATTTTATGAGCCATGTCAGTGCCCAAAATCTTTAACAAGGTCGGTGAGTAATTCACGGTATTGCTGCTGCTCCCTTTTAGGATAATCAAGCTCTTGCGACTCTACCCACTCGTCAAATACATGATCAATGAATCTCATTTTACCTAAGCCATCTAAGGTTTCCATAACCTTATAATGATAGTTACCTAATGTTTCGAAAGTTTCATCGTCCATGATTTACGTGACTGCAGAGTGGGAAAAGATATAGATATGGAAATACTCTGCAATCACGCATCATTCTTAAAGACCAGGTGTATGCCTTTAGCCTTAGCTGCAGCTTTACGACCGGTCTTCCAACATTCATCGACTTTGTCAATGAATGAAAGACTGAAATTTCCTAAACCAAAATCATTTCCACAATACAACTGAAACATCAAGCTTGTCATTTCATCATAAGTCTTTTTATTCGGACATATCATTACTAACTTCTTTAGCGTATTTTCTAACGCTTCAGGACTTGCCTTTTGTTTCTGTTTCGCCACTTAGTCTCCTAATTAAATTGTTAATTTAAAAACTAATTGTTCGTTGTTGTTGTGAAAATAAAGTGTTTTGAAAAGCCCCACTTTTTCATTTAGGCTTAGGAATACGTTAATTGATTAATAACGAATTTTATTTTTAATTGCAACCATAAAAAAAGGGGCCAGATCTCCCAGCCCCTTCTTCAGTTAGTAATCAGATCCGATCTAACTTATTTACCGTTGAGCAGTGCGCGCCCTTGCTTCAGTAAATTCTCTCTCATAGCCTCAACAGATTTACCCTCTTTCTTGGCTATTTTTCTAATCTCCTCATCAACTAACTTCGCTATCATATTACCAGGTCTTCTAAACCCTTCCTTACCCATAGCTCTGATGATGCAGTATGACTCAATATCTACTGCACAAGATTTCCATTTATTTATGTCCATCTTCTTCTCCCTCTGTCCAACTGTCTATTATTTTTTCATTTGTTGAATCATCTAAATAAACTGTCCAGTTGCCTATTGTGATATAAACAGATTTATCTGATCGTTTATCTATTTTTATATTTTCTTTGTCCATTATGCTGCGTCCTCTCTTTTATCAAAGTCTCGGTCAAGTGCAAATTTTAATAGATCAACCTTTTTGTCTCTGGTTAATCCACCATTATACACTCTATCCAATTGTTCAATGTACTCATCTTTTGATGTAACTGCACTTAACTTTCCACCCTTAGATCGCATTGCAGATTTTAATCTGTCAAAACTAAATTTCGGATGTTTGCACAAAATCAAATAAGCTCTGATCAATTGTCTTTTTAATTTTGTAGCAGATGGATCAATATGCTTAGCGATGTGTGTCATCTCTTTAGCAATTCGATCAAACTTTGCAATGTTACCTGCAGGAATTGAAAAATTACCCAACTTAAATTGTTCGGTCATTTCTTTAAACACTGTTGCTTTACCGTTTAGCAGCGCAAGTGTTTCTGCAACTGGCATACCAAATTGTTCCATCTTCGATCTACAGATTTTATAATCTTGTCTATTACGATCACAGTGAAACTTTAAAAAGTTATCCAAGTTCCAATTCCGTTTTCCGGTGTTCATTCTCGCAGTATCAAGAGCATCATCCGATTCAGAAACGATAAAGTAAACTTCTAAACCTAATTCTTTTCTTGCCTGCAAAGTATGTTGGCCATCAATTACTTCGTAATTTTTATTTACAGTAATTGCAGCCTTCGTATCTTTATCCGCAATTAATCGTTTAATTCGTTCTACGTGTGTATGATCGACTTCACGATTGCCTCTTGATTTTTTAAACAACGAATAATCTTTCGTTGCAAAGTATTTGTTTTTTATTTCTTTAACTGACATTTTTATTTTCTCCTTATTGGTTAGTTAAACGTTATGTAAAGCAGTGCCCCAACTAAAATCAAAAAAATTTTAGGGGGTATCACTAACAGACAAATCAAAAGACAGAATTTATAAAACTGATTGATCATATTTATTCTTCTCTCCTTCAATGTGGCTGTAGATTAAATCCATCGCGACCTGCTCATTTATCGGATAGATAGGATGCATTTCAAAGTTCATAGAGCATTGCTGCAACCTACGCATTTGCTCTTGGAAGTGATCGTCTTTGTACTCTAACGGTTCACCATTGATGTTGTTGATTTGAGTCT